TTGGAACTGAACAAGCACTACCAACTCTCCGGGACGGCCGACCTGGTAACGCTCGGCGTAACGGCTGACAATAACCCGCTCGTTTACAAAGAGGTGACCGCCTTTTATGAACAGGCCGGGGATGGTTCGGAGCTGCACCTGCTGGTAGTGGCCGAGGCGACCACCCTCGCGCAGATGTGCGACAGTGTGGCCGGTTCTCCGCTTCGCAAACTTATCGATGCCAGCGGCGGTCGCGTGCGGCTGGTTGGCGTAAACAAACTGCCGCCGGCCGACTATACGGCGGACACTTCGCAGGGCATCGACGGGGACGCAATCACGGCCGCCGAGAAAGTGCAGGCCGTCATCGAGAGTTATGCGACCGGGCAGGTGAATCCCTTTCGCGTTTTGATGCCGGCGCCGGCCTTCGACGCGGAGGCGGAAAACCTTTTCAAACCGCGGGAGGCATCTTATAACGGGGTATGTCTGGTACTGGCGTCGGACGACGTGGCGACCCATACAGCGGCCATCGGACGCATCCTGGGCCGGGCGGCCTCGCTGGCGGTGCACCAGTCTATCGGGCGGGTGAGGTCCGGATCGATTGCCTCGCAGATGTACCTCACCGACGGTCGAAGCTACACCGATGCGGCCGGACTTACCGACAGCCTGCATGACGCGGGGTATATCATTCCGATCGCCTATCCGCGCAAGAACGGTGCCTACCTGAATGGCGACCCGACGGCGGCACCCGTTACGGACGATTACGCGCAGCTGCGTTATGGGCGGGTAGTGGATAAGGCGCGGATCATCGTTTACGATACGTTGATTGCCGAGGTTCTTGACAACGTGGAAACGGGCGATGACGGTGACCTATCCGCCGGGCAGCGTGCCAGCTACGAAGGTATGATCGAAAATGCGGTACTCCAGCAGATGACCGATGAGATTTCCGCTTTCGTGGCCACCCTTCCCGCCGGGCAGAACATCTTGGGCGGTGAGCATATACGTGTCGTGTGCCGTATCACTCCGCGCGGAGTGGTCGACACGTTCGACGTAATACTGGAGTATTCAAACCCTAAAACCGCATAAGATGAGCAGAACTGTTATAAATCGGAGAGAGTATGCCTACGGCGACATCAACGTCTACATCTTCGGCCAGCGCATCGCCGGGCTGCGGGGTATCGACTACAAGCCGGCCAAAAACAAGGACTATGTCCGGGGCGCGGGGAACCTCCCCCGTGGCATCCAGCACGGAGAGCGGTCCTACGAAGGAACGCTCACCATCCTGCAAAGCGAGCTCGACGCACTGAACCGGACGGCTCGCGAAAAGGGCTATAAGGATATCCTGGACGTGGATTTTGACATAGTCGTAACCTATGGCGACGAAAACGGCACGGTAGTAACCGATCGGATTTACCAGGCCTCGATCAAGGACGCCGGCAAGGGCATGAAGAGCGGCGACCTGTATAGCGAACACGCCTTGCCGTTTATCGCGTTGGATGTCGACTTCGACATCTAAAGCCACGCCTTGAAACAATATTGAATTACCAACTAATAACCATTGAAAATGGATAATAACACGATGACTTCCGCCCCTGCGGGGGCGGACATCACCCCCGCAATGATCGAGGGGTGGAAGAAGAAGTACGGCGATGTATTCATCGTCGAGGCCGACGGCAAACGTGCCTACCTGCGCAGACCTGATCGTCAGACCATTGCCGCCGCGGCCGTAATCGGCGGTGCGGACGGGTTTAAGCAGAAAGAAATTGTTATCCGTAATTGCTGGCTGGGCGGCGACCGGGAGCTTGTCGAGGCGGATAAATACTTTCTGAGCCTGGCCGCGCAGGTCGATTCGATCGTGGAAATTGTGGAAGTTTCCTTAAAAAAGGCTTAGAGGGGTCTGGGCTGGAGGATACGCGCGGATGGCTGCACGCAGGCAGTGCGTTGATTCGGTCGGTTCTCCACCTCGACCCCGATACGCTCAATGACAAAGAGTGGTGTTTTCATGTAAAAATGGCTGCTTGGGCGGAGGGACGCCTGGCCGAGAGAATCGCTAAAATGATTGCCGGATAGGTAGATGGCTGGAAAAATTGAATATGTGCTAAGTGTGGCCGACCGGGCCTCTGCGCCGTTGTTGAAAATTAGCGGGGCATCGGACCGGACGCTGGGCACCTTTTCGCGCCTGACGACCCAGAGCCGGACGGTGCAGGCTGCGGCAAAGGACCTTGGCGGTTCATTGTCGGTACTGCGTCAACGGCTGGATATGCTCCGGTCCGGTCGGGAGGTTATCGACCCGCGCAACATCAACCAAATGCGCCGGTACAATCGAGAGATCGACAGCCTTACGCGCCAAATAAACCGGTTGGAGAATGCCGGCCGCGGTGGCGGCCTGCGGCAGTTGTTCAGCGACCTGACGGGCGGCCTGGGTCGGTTCATCAATCCCGCCACGGCCGCAGCCGCGGCCGTGGGGTTCGGGGTTAAGAACGCCATGAGTATCGACGAGGGTATGGCGAAGGTGAACATCACTGCCCAACTGGACGAACAGAGCCTTGCCGAGGCTACGGCGCGACTAAAAGCCATCACATCGGCAAACAAGGCGGACGTAACGATGGCCCCGGCGGCCTTGGAGCAGATCATTTCGCAAACGGGCGACCTGGAGCTCTCGTTGTCGATTCTCGACGCCGCGCAAAAGGGTTCTAAGGCGCAGTTTGCGGATATGAACGTGGTTTCCGGCGCCCTGGCGCGTACCCTCTCCATCGTGGGCAAGGAGAAGACCACCGCTCAGGAGGTTCTCGATACATTCATCGAGGCCAAGCGCGTAGGCGCCGGCGAGTTTTCCGACTTCGCGCGTTATATGCCCGACCTGATCGCCGGAGCGGACGCGCTCGGCTATAATTACAAAGAGGTGGCCGGCGTGTTTTCATACATGACCGGTAAGGGCCAGAGTGCCGAACGTGCCGCTACGATGATGGGGAACCTGTTTACCGTGCTGGGGCGCGGCGAGGTGGTTTCCAAAATGGAAAAGGCGGGTATTAACGTTTTCGATGATGCCGGCCGCATCCGGTCCACCCTCGACATATTCAAGGACCTGCGGGCAGTAATGGACGGTTTCGGCGACAACAACGAGAAGAAGGCCGGCCTGCTGGAGAACCTCGGAATTACCGATAAAGAGGCCAAGAGCGCCTTCATGGTGATGTCCGCAGATCTCGACAAACTCTCCTCCTCGCTTACGCAGGTGGCCGATGCGTCCGGCGCTACGGAGCGGGCGTTGGAACTTTCGCGGAACTCCGTACAGCGGGTACAGGAGTTGTGGAACTCCTTCAAGGGGCATCTCTCGGAGGCGGGTGCCGCCGTTCTGCCGATTGTCGAAATAGGGGTTACCGTTTTGGGTAAGGTACTGACGGTGCTGGCCGCTGTGATCGGTGGCGTAACCGACGCGGGCGGGTGGTGGTTCGACCAGTTGCGCGAGGGAAATCTGGCTATTAGCGTCATTACGGCCGGCCTGGGGGCCTTGGGAGTGGTCATGGCGGCCCACCAAATTAAGGTGATCGCCGTAACGGCCGTACATAAATTGGCGGCAGCCGGTTCTACCATCCTCGCCGGCGCGATCAAGATGCTTAACTCCGCTTTCGTATCGTCGCCGATCGGATGGCTGATTCTCGGCGTGGGAGCCCTCGCCGGGGTCATTTACAGTTTAGCCGGTAAAACGGATCGGGCTACGGCTTCCTTCGCAGCATTTAACGCGGAGGTGGCCCGGTCGAGGGACGCCACGCAAGCGGAGTTCGACGCGGCGCTCAATGCCGCGGAAGGGAGCGACGAACGGGCCGCCGCTATCGACCGGATCAATACTCAGTACGGAACCTACCTGCCCGCCCTGCTGACCGAGACGGCCACGAACGACGACCTGCGCGACGCGCTCGACAGAGTGAATAACGAGCTTGAGCGGAAGCTGCTGAACAAGTTCCGCGACCAAGCCTTGACCGAGGCGATGGAGGACCTTGAGAAGATCCGCACGAAGGTTTTCGATAAGCTGGCGAGGCGCGTCGACGACGAGCAGAAGCGGCAGTTTGCCGGGGATTTCAATCGGATGTTCGACAAAATGAGGGCCGGCGAGGATTGGCAGGCGGATGCGACGGATATCCAGGGAAAGTATGGCATAGGCGGTATTTGGGACGAGGTGGCCCGCGGTCTCACCTTCACAATCCACCGCGGCGTGGCCGGCCGCCTGCGCCAGTTGAGCAACGGCATGATAGACTATAACGCAGCCACCGAACGTATCGATCTGCTTTATGGCCCGGCACCTGTAGCGGGCGCCATCCCCACGCCGCTCGCCGCGGAGAAGGGCACGCAGGCGCCGGTAAATCCTTTGGGCAGTAAGACGTATGAGGAATTGATGGCGGCCCTATCCGGCGGCAAGAGTGGCGGCGGATCGCGGAACGTATTCGACCTGGATAGCGTGGCCGTGATGAGAAAGGTACGACATCCTACACCGCTATCGCCGCCCGCCTGGGACGTGTGCGTGCGGCGGGACTGGCCGCGGCCGCATCCCTTGCCGTAGGTGCCGCGCCGCTGCTCCCGACATCCGGCGCCACTGGGGATACGGCAACCGCTATGCCGGTTGCCGTGGCCGACAGCCGGGATTACGAGGACGATAACCGGCGAATCGTGGCCGACAAGTTTTGTGACCAGATTGTTATAAACATTGCTTCGGCCGACGGCAAGGGGGCCGAGGAGATCAAACAGGTAGTGATAGATGCATTGATGGAGGTTACCGATGGGCAGGCGTGATAATTATGCGGGTATGTCGCACCGCTTCGACGTGACGAATGTATTGCTGGAGGCTGTACGGCGCCGGGGGTACGGTTATCCGGGTATGCCGGCCGCCGGTCAGGAACCGGGAACCCTCGGTAAAGGCTTCTATGGCGGCATGCCCCCGGCGCCGCAGCGCCCGGAAACGACCGCCGGCGGAACGCCCCTTCGTAGGCAGGACGCTTTGGGACGCTGGTACTTCATGCCGATCTTGGTATCGTCTGCGCTCGGAACCGACATAGAAATACCCTGCGCGGCCATTAGCATCTCCTCGAAAAAACAGATTGTAGAAACGACCCTTACCGGCCGGCGCGGAACGGTGAATGAGTTGGTGAACGGTGGAAAATACGAAGTCCGCATCACGGCGGCCCTCGTGGGCGAGAACGGTAATTATCCGGAGGAGGCCGTCCGGCAGCTCCAAGCGCTGTGGAACCTTCAGGAGGCCGTAACGATCATTTCCGCGCTGACGGATATTGTGGTCGATAAGGAAGACCGGTTTGTTTTTGGGGAAATCGAGTACCCCGCGGTGGGTGGTTCGGAAAATGTGCAGATTGTGAAATTGAAGGCGCATACGGATTCTGCGCTGGAGTTGGTCATCGAGTAGATATGCGGGTATTGACATGCGACATACGTATCGGCGACAAGCGT